CTCTTACCAACAAGAGATACTCGTAAAAGTAATTACGGTACGGCGTCATTCAACACCATGGCATACGATCTATACGCCGAAGCTTGGGCTGAAACCCAAGACTTAAGTCCTGAAGAACTTCTGGACTTAGGCGAACAGACAGTTCACTTTTCCGCCGACTTGACGGAAGCGACCTACAACATACCGTTTGAGGTCCTAGATCTCAATTGTGAGATCTTTGATGAGGTCATGCAAGACTTCTCACCGTGGAAAACTTTCCACGAACTCTTGAGCTCTCACCCAAGAGTAGTAGACATGAGACACATGTCTGAAGCTGGATACTGGTCAGGACCCAGCGAACTAACCTCAACTAGAGGTTCGTTTATGGGGGACGGTCTGTCCTTCATACACCTGTCAATGCTTTTGTCAGGAATAGTTCGTGCGGTCTGCATAGAACTAGGGCTGCCGAGGCCTCTCGGTCAGTCAGTAGGGGACGATTTGGTCCTCTTAAAGACAACACTGCGTGTATGTCTTGAGTTCTGCATGCTAGCAGAACAATTGGGCTGCAAATTCAGCAAGCTCAATTCAGTGTCCGAAGATACGGCCACTTTTTGCGAAAACTACGTCGCAAATATCTCCGACCTGGAGACTTACGAAGACCTGAAGGCCTTCGCGGGGTCCATCTTTGGAGACCTCGTATACCTTGATGTCATCAAGGGAAGCCTTATGAGCGGCCGCTCTAAGGTAAAAGCCGATGGGAAATCACCCTTTATCGGCCATGCGAACATGCTAAACAAGCAGATCGCGTGGAATCCAGTCGATTCCACTAAGGAACGGTCAAAGACCTTCCTATGGGCCGCCAACTTTATGGAGGCCAAGAAGCTAGGCAGCGCCATGGCTTCACTACCGCAACCACTGGGCGGTATGGATCTTGCGATCGGCACGATCCTATCTTATCAGGACGATAAGTTTAGAAGGGATTATCTTCCCTACTATGAGAGAATGCTAACTCTCAACTTGGGGGACTTCCTCAAGTACTACCTGTTGCTTACAGGTATTTACAAGAGTTCACCTAAAGGGTTCTCTTGGGAGAATGACTGGTCAGTCATTCGTACTATTGTCGAGCAGGCAACAGTAATCAATATAAGCAATATTGATTTGGTAGTTCCAGAGGACTACCAATCCAGAAAGCCTCTGGATAAGTTGAGATTTATCAACGACGAACTGAGATATGTCTCATTTCGTTTCCTTTCGGACGAACTGTGCCGAAGGGATGCATTCCACAAGATGTGGAATGGAAAGGTCAGTAAGACCTTTTTAACGCTCAGCATCGCGAACGTTAAGCAAAGGGTAAACCATGCTTGGGCCATAATTAAAACTAATCTTGACCCTGTGCCGGAAGAAAACTATCTTTCGACCTCAATGAACAACTTAGTTCATAAGTTCCAGGAAAAAACCTGGGGACTTTACGTTTCCAGAGATGACCCGGCGATCGCCGCGGCCTTCTCTGGAACGCCATCGATGTTTATCGATATCGCCGAA